CTAGACAAAGATTGGAACGGTGTGTTTATCGCAACAACGAAATAAAATTAAAAATAATGTCGATTAGGGGTTGACAGGATTATATTTTTAGTATATACTAGTTAAACAATAGGAAATTAAAAGAGATAAATAAGACTATGGATGTATACTTACACACGGCCCTTTCAATTGGTGTTATCGCCGCGGCATATTATGCGGGAAACTATTTCGCAAAGCCAGAGGTTGAAGATATTGTAGGTTCTATGCTTGATACCCTCGAATCAGAAGGTTTCGTCGCAACTTCTTTGGATAAGGATGGCGATAAAGAGTTGGTGCCTATTTCTGAATTAATTGCAAACGCTCTGATGGAATCAAAGAAGAAGGTAAAGAAGAAGGTAAAGAAAGCGTGATAAAAATGTCACACTTTACCTCAAATATCAATAAAACGACATTGGGGGTCATTATTCGTTTGCTTTATCCTACTCAGTATGGTACTGTAAGGTATGATGAGAAATAAGGAAATAGACATGACCACCACCGCTGAAAAGAAAAAAGAGTATTACTACGCTAATCGGGAAAAATGTTTGGGTTGGGCAAAGAATTATCGTGAAAAGAACAAGGAAAAGGTTCGTGCTGCAGCGGTAATGTGGAGAAAAAAGAACCCCGAAAAGGTTCGTGAGTATAATGCCAAATATAATGATGCAAAACGCATTGAAAATGCATATAACGAGTGGAACGATACGCTCCGTGAATTGGGTTATGGTGATTTAGTTTAAATTAGCTGTTGACAAACCCCGTTCAATATGGTACTGTAAGATATAGACTGAGAAAAGAGAGAGAGTTATGAAAAAATTATTTATTGGTATTGCCACCGCAGCAATGATCATGTCACCTGTCGCCGCAAAAGCAGGCAGTGATTGGATCGGTCCTGCCATCTTTGGTACGGTATTCGGTATTATCATTGCTAATAACCATGATAACAATCACACAGAGGTTATTGTGGAATCACCCCGTCGAGAATATCGTCGTGGCCACCGCCGTCATCATCATCGTCGGCACACTCGCCGCTCATATGAGTGGGTTGAAGTTTGTAAGCGTTACCCACATTTACGTCATAACCGCTGGGGCGAGTATCGCACTGTAATGCGTTATGGGTGTCGGATGGTTAAAAAGGCACGTTGGTAGTCCAAGGAACCTTGACAAATTTCAATCACTAATATATAGTAATAATATGAGCGGTATGCATTTATTGCCTGTGTACTATTCGACTACGAATACACGCAAGCGCAAACAGAAAAAGAAGTCAGTCTCTGTCCTAGAGGCTGAACGTAAACACGCAAAGTTTTTAAAGAAGATGGGTATAAGGGGACGTAGTTCAGTAGGGAGAACGTCTGCTTTGCAAGCAGAAGGTCAGGGGTTCGATTCCCCTCGTCTCCACCAATCACGGAGTTTGGCGCAGCCTGGTAGCGCACCTGCTTTGGGAGCAGGGGGTCAGAAGTTCGAATCTTCTAACTCCGACCAGTTCTATAGGCCAACAATGTCTAAACCAAAACCAAATGTATATAGTGGTGAACGCAAACTTATCGGTATTGCCACGATGCATAAATCTAACAGTGTCCCTATTTTTGAGGACAACAAAGAACTTGCAACAGAGATTGCAAGGATGAGGAGATAACATGAGAATCGAAGTACGAAATAATAATGTTGACAAGGCGATGAGGATTATGAAAAAGAAACTCACCGAAGATGGGTTCTTTAATGAACTACGAGAACGTGAACACTACACAAGTAAGGGTGAGAAGAAACGACACGAACGTGCTGCATCTAAACGCCGACAGAAACGTAATCTCGAAAAACGAATGGAAGAACAAGGATTCTAATCCAATGACCCGCAAGAAGAAGATAACTGCTACTACAGACAACAGTGAGTGGAAAGCGCCTAAGAAACGCAAACCCCGCAAACCTATGACTGAAGAGCAGAAGGCTGCTGCATCAGAACGTCTTGAAAAAGCAAGAGAGGCAAGAGCTGCAAAGAACCCTGATTATGGTAAGACCAACATACATGAGACTTTACGCGACCTTCCTGATGAACATCAACTGAGTCCGAAGAAGGTCAAACAGTGGATCAAGATTCAACAGGATTATGCAAAGTCTGAACGTGCTGCTGTTCGACAGAATGTAAAGGGTTCAATAGCAAAACTTGCTGACCATGAAGCGTATGTTCGTAATATGCAGTCATACCTTCGCACAGGAACGTGGGTTGATATGTTTTATGGTGAACAACAACAAGGTAGGATACGCAACAGATGTGTTGCAATGGCTTACTACTGGTATGGCCCGCGTAAGGGACAACCTAAACGAAACGTAGGAACTTTCTATCCCGATCTGGGATATGTATGGACGCAAGAGATGCTTGAAGAGGAATATGGAAATGAGCGACCAAGAGATACCACCACCAAACAACGTAGTAAAGGGCCCGTGGTCAGGAAAAAACGTAAGGGAAGTAAAGCTTCCTGATAAGGATATTATTGAACTTCAACAAGACATTGAATTTGCTGAAGAACTTACTCAGAGTTTGATGGTCCAGATGATTCATACTATGAGTGAGAATGGTATTGATGTTGGTGCGAAAGATTTTATTCGTGATATGGCTATGCTTATTTCGATGGTGAATGGTTCCATATATAGAGATATGGGAATGTCACATATAACTCAGAAGTTTATGGAAGAATATGTTGAGATTGAAGATGTTGATGGTTCCTTCCAAACAGAAGTTGACTTTGAAACTATTGTTGAACTTGCAAATTTGATAGAGGATAAAGATGATGACCCAGAAGTTTCATGAACCATTTAGTCCAGCAATTCTAGAGACAACAGTTACAGACAAGTTTGTTCGTATTGTTAACGATGTATCTGATGATGTTCTTTCCAGTGAAGAAAAAAGTAAGCAGTGGGATTGGTCAAACCAACTCGTTGGTAAGGTGAGTAAGGAAGTTCTAATTCCTCTTACTAGTGCTGAAGATAAGGCATATCTGCTTAATACTGTGAAACAAGGATGTCTTGATTATTTGAATTATATGGTTGCGAAGGGCCGAAATAATCCTTGGACTAAATTTAATTCAGAAAACTGGAATAAAAAACCTACATTAGATAATATCCATCTAGATCACAGTTGGGTGGTAAGTCAGTATGCGGGAGATTTTAATCCCTTTCATCATCATAACGGGGACTTCTCTGGTGGTATCTATCTGAAAGCGCCAGATGGTATGAACGATGAGTGGGAAGAAGATTCTCAAGATCACTACCCGGCAAAGGGGTTGATTGAATTTGCATATGGTGAAACACAAGCGTTTAGGTGTGATAATTTGAAATTCAAACCAGAGGTAGGTAAATTTCTAATATTTCCTGCTTGGTTGAAGCATCTTGTGTATCCCTTCTCAGTAGAAGGTGAACGCCGCATGATGGCCTTCAATGCGTCCGTTATAAATAAGTAGAACGAAAGAATAATTATGATATTAGTTGACATGAACCAAATTTCAGTTGCATCCGTAATGATGCATCTGCACATGACAAAGCAGACGAAGCCCGACGAGGATATGGTTCGCCATATGATCCTCAATTCCCTACGCATGTATCGCATGAGGTTCTGCGATGAGTATGGTGAGCTGGTTCTCTGCTATGACTCCAAACACTACTGGCGCAGGGACTATTACCCTGAGTATAAGCACAGTCGCAAAAAGGGTAGAGAAATATCCACAAATGATTGGGATGCTATCTTCGAAGTGCTGAACGCAGTCAAGGCAGAACTGAAAGAGTTCTTCCCCTACAAACATCTTGAGGTATATGGTGCAGAGGCTGATGATATCATTGCCGCACTGTGTGGTGAGTTGGAGTTTGACAACGGTAAGACGTTGATCCTGTCAGGAGACAAGGATTTCATTCAGTTACAGAAGTTCCGTAACGTGATACAGTACAGTCCAATCACTAAGAAATTTGTGAACGGTGTTGACCCAGAAATCTATCTGAGTGAGCATGTTCTAAAGGGCGACAGCAGTGACGGTGTTCCTAACGTGTTATCACCAGATAATACCTTTGTGGATGGTATCCGTCAGAAACCCCTAAGTAAAAAGAAAATTCAAACTATGGTTGCTGGAGATTTCCCCAACGATGAGGTCAAACGTAACTACCAAAGAAACAAGAAGCTGATTGATTTGAAAGAATCACCACCTGAGTTATTTGTTGAGATATTGAAAAATTACCAAGATGCACCAGATGGTGACCGTAGCAAACTACTAAATTATTTTACACAGAAGAGGTTGCGTAACCTCGTTGAATCGATAGGAGAATTCTAATGGCGATAGATACATATACACGCAGTTTTGCAGAGATTTTGGATCAGGTTTCTAAAATCAAAACAAAGAAGGAAAAGGTAAGTTTTTTGAGGCAGTATCAAACTGATGCACTTCGCATGATTTGCAAATCTTCCTTTGACCCTAAAATTGTTTGGGAACTCCCAGAAGGAGATGTCCCATACAGGGAGAATGATGCTCCAGAGGGAACAGAACATACCCAGCTTCATCAAGAGGTACGCAAATTATATCACTTCATCAAGGGTGGTAATCCTAAATTGTCACAGAACAAACGTGAGGTGATGTTTGTGCAGATGCTTGAGGGACTTCATGCAGATGAGGCTGTGTTGTTGGTTGCTGCAAAAGACAAGAAATTGCACCGTCAATACAAGGGTTTGTCTGATAACGTGGTCAAGGAAGCATTTGATTGGGATGATGATTATGTCCGAATCGAACAGTCAGACTATCCACAGACAAAAGGACTCGCCGCAGGGTAACTTTTTTTGAGAATCCTTTAGAATCAATGACTTAGCGTGTACGATTTTTGTTGACAAACCCTGATTAATGGTCTATACTAAGGTATAAACTGAGAAAACAAAGGAAGAGACATGAACAACGAAATGAACACCCTGATTGAGAACATCAAAGCAGACTATGCCGATGTTCGGTACAATTCTGGTAACGGTGAGATTCGTAAGAAGATGATTGCTGAATTTAACGAGGGAATTACCTACAAGGCTGGTTCCAAGTACATCAAGGTTATCAAGAAAAGTGGTGGTGTTTGGGGTTTTGTTGTCAACACCGACAACGACAAGAAGTTCAAAAAGGGTGACATTCTGAAAGCCGCTGGTTGGGCTGCCCCTGCTCGGAACTTCGCCCGTGGAAACATTCTCGAAGGTGGATACACTGTTCGTTGGACGGGAGCTTAATTATGAAGAAGATTGCAACAATCGCTATTGAAACCATGTTTATGTTAACTCTATTTGCGGCGGGGTGGTTTGCCCTCATCGTACTTTAGAGGTTGATATATGAACTACATCAATATCATAGGTTCCACGAAGAAGAAACGGGCTCTTGTTGAGAGCGCCGTTACTTTCTGCATCAGTGAGTTGATGCCTCGTATGCGAACCCTTGAGATTGAACTCAACCTCAAAAACCTCAAAAACGAAGAGGTTGTTGGTTGGTTTTATGAAGGTGAAAATAAACGTGACTTCTACATTGACATTGAAAAGGTTCTAGAAGGCGATGAACTGATTGGAACTGTGTGTCATGAAATGGTTCATGTATGGCAGGCTGCCACTCGCAAGATGAAAGACCTTGATGGATTTCGTAAGATGTACATGGATAAGGTCTATGATAATACTACTGCATACGATGATGAGCCTTGGGAGATTGAGGCATCCGCTATGCAGGATAAACTATTGGAAAAATTTAAAGAGAAATATGTGATATGAGTAATATGAAAAACTGGATGATGGATATCGAAGAGTTCTGTGATGGATACTCTTACGGTGGTATGAATGACTTCACCACTGATGAGATTGTTGAGGATGTTGGGATGTATTTTAAGAGCAACGAAGCTTCTAACTATGCCAAACGGTATATCACTACACAAATGGGTGAGATGTAATGAATCCACTTGAAGCAGCAATTATTGGAATTATGATTGTAGTCCCTCAATCACAATTACCAAACATTCCTGATAGGTCTGCTGAGTGTCTTGCACTCAACATGTATCATGAGTCAAGAGGTCAGGGTATCGCAGGGGAACTTGCGGTGAGCGCTGTCGTATTGAATCGTGTTAATGATAAAAGATACCCTAATACCATCTGTGAGGTGGTAGAGCAGGGGCCCACACGCGCATCATGGCAAGACCCCCAAGTGAGATACCCTCTCAAAAATAGGTGTCAGTTCTCATGGTATTGTGATGGAAAAAGTGATACGCCTCGAAATAAAAAGATATATAATAGGATGTATAATCTTGCAGACGCAATTCTGGGTAATGAGATTTCCTTCCTAGATATCACTGGGGGAGCAACGCATTATCATGCAGACTATGTGTTACCCGCATGGGCAAAGACTAAGACGAAGACTGTAGAGATACAGGATCATATTTTTTATCGATGGGAAAAATGAGTCACTTTAGATTTATTGAAAGAAACATTGACGTAAGTGCCATTCTCGCTGATATCAAGGATGAGGATTGGGCTGTAGCGGGATCACTACAAGGTGCTGCTGGAGATACGAAACCGTATGGATTCCTACCTCTCACTATGGCCGTGGTCAAAAACCCTGACGATGACCCTAAGAAGACTGAACTTCAACAGAACACTCCGATGTACTACCGTTATCCTGCTATCAGGAAATGGTTGAAGACTTACAAACTACATCGACATTCACGGGCAGCGTTTTTTAGGTTACGACCGGGTGAGACATTAGGAAAACACATCGATGAGGGTGACTATTACCTAACGCGAGACAGGTATCACCTATCGCTACAGGGCACATATCTGTATACGGTTGAGGATGAATCTCATCAGATTGAGCCCGGTACATTTTTCTGGTTCGACAACAAACGAACACATATGTCATACAACAATGGTGATGTAGATCGTCTGACCTTTGTGTGGGACGTTCCCAAGGGTAGGAGAAACCCATGATTGAAATCTTTGATAATGTTCTGAATATCACCAAATATCATCAGGAGATATCCCAGATGAAATGGTCCTATGAGTATCAACCAGTATCTCCACCACTGGTCAATAAGCACTGGTATTCAGATGGACAAGGTTTCATCGATGACCTGTTCAAAGATTTGGTAAAAACAATCCAATTAGAAGGAATTGATTCGGTAAATTCATCTTACCTTCTTGGTCATACTCATGGATTAGAACAACAGGCTCATTATGACGCTTGTGATTTCACCATGATATATTATCCGAAACTGGATTGGCAATCAGGTTGGGGTGGTGGAACCTTGATTGGCGACACTTTGGTTTCGTATGTGCCTGATCGATTAGTAATTTTCAGCTGTGACCAGATGCATCAAGGACAACCAGTTTCGAAATACTGTCAGGAATTAAGGGCAATTGTCGTATTCCAGTGTAACGCTAAAAATGCAATGGTAGAGAGATTATCATGGCAGAGATAATATCATTAACGGACTTGATTGAGACTAGACTCAAGAAACAGCAAGAGATAGAATATTATCAAGAAACCCTAGAAAGATTACAGAAGAGGATTGGTGAGCTGGGTAAGGAAGTCAGCATTACTACTCTTATTATTGATATGATTGAGTCCGAAAGGGTCTTGACATTAGATGAAAAACAAGGTAAGATACTACTATTAGATGATACAAGGAAAGAAGAATGAAAGAGATAATTAAACTTTGGAAAGAACGTAGGATTGCCAGATTTAAAACTTCTGGCTGTGCATTATGTTGGCATTATTGTTCTCATGAAAAAAGGTTTTTACCATGAACATATTCTACCTAGACCGTGACCCCAAACTTGCAGCACAGATGCATTGTGATAAACATGTGGTTAAGATGATACTGGAGAGCGCACAGATGCTATCTACTGCTCATCGTTTTCTTGACACTGACTTGTATGCAGATAAGGTTGGTCTATACAAGTTGGCTCACAAGAACCATCCCAGCACCATTTGGGTTCGTTCCAGTGACGAGCATTACAAGTGGTTATATAATCTCATGTTATCACTGATGGAAGAGTATACCTATCGGTATGGTAAGAACCATGCGACTGAGCGTCTCATTACGCCATTGAGTATTGTGCCGTTCTTTATTATGAAGAAAGGATTTACTGACCCACCCATGTGTATGCCAGATTATTGCAAGGGTGATGACACAGTGTTGTCTTATCAGAATTACTACATAGTAGAGAAATCAGACTTTGCTACATGGAAGAGCAGAGCAGTGCCGGAGTGGTTTAATGGAGAGAGAGAGTTATTGGGATTATATGGGTCGGCGAATGCGTGATGACCGAAAAAATAATGTTAGTTTGACTAGCATTGAAGCAGAACTATTCCGACGAATAGAAGAACTAGAACATAAGGTGGCAGTGCTTGGCAGTCATCCTCAACAATTGGAGCTGGACTTATAATGCCAACATATACATTTTATAATGAAAAGACAGGTAAAGAATGGGATGATATGATGTCCAATTCTGAACGTGAAGAATTTCTAAAGAAGAACCCAAAGGTCACACAAGTCCCCGGCGGGTTTGCTACTGTCGGCGATC